TCACGCAGACTGGCGGACCGTCTTCGACCGGGCGTGCGACGCCCGCACCCGCCGCAACCGCGAAACCGTCGTCGGCGCGTACTCCCACGCCTCCCGCCTGGACAGCAGCCCGTTGAGGCGCTGGTAGTACCGGGTGCTGGTCATGCCGAACCGGTCCTTGATCGCCTGCTCCTTCAACCCAGGCACGCGCCACGTCCCACCCTCGAGGTCCAGCATCGCCCGCTCCACATCGGTCAGCGGCTGCGCCTGCACGGTCTCGCTCGTCGGGTCGGTCATGCCCGCATCCTCACCACCGCCACCGACAACGCTCACGCCCACACCTCCACCCGCCCCAACCGCTCCACCAAGATCGCCCGCTCCGCCGGATGCAGATGCTCCAACCGCGCTCGCAGGAGTTGCTCGTCGACCCACAGCTCGTCGGCGGCCGTATCGAGGTGGCAGCCGGCCCACACGAGCGCATCCGCGATCTCCCGGATCTCCGGCAGCAGGTACCGCGCCGCGGCCGCCTCGACGGCCCGCTCGGTCGCCGGGTCCTGACACCCCGTGTGGCCCCGCCGCAGGTGCTCGAGCTCGTGCGCAAGCGTCGACCTGCGCTCGCGCTGGGTCAGGCCCTTGTCGAGCCAGATCCGGCGGGCGCCGTCTGTCGCGCCCCACACCCCGGGGCCGAGGTCAGCGGTGAGATGGAGCGTGACGTGCGCAAGGGCACGCAGATCACGCCAGGGGTGTGGTCGGGTCACCACGTAGACGGTGCCAGCGGAGTCCGACAACCCCGCGATCAAAGGTCGACGAACTTGCCGATCTCCCTATAGACGCTGTCGGGGTCGTCGAGGAATCGGACGACTGCGACCTCCTCAACCTCTGCGATGAGGAACGACTCCCACATCGAGTGGCTCCCAACGGCAACCACGAGGCGCCGTTCGCGCGGGAGCCGGGACGTCCCGAAGATGGAGTACGCGGTGTCGTGGCTCCTGTTGCGTAGCTCGCGGGTGCGTCCGGTCATCGCCTGAACGGCGACCCGAAGCTGGTCGTGTTCATCCATCACCCCCGCGGTCACCTGCCTCGTGCGGCCGGAGCGCATCGTGATCTTCGCGTTCCTCTGCACCCGCGGCGCGACGTCGGCCACCGCTTGGTACACCATCGAGCTCGCGTCACTACGACCAACGCTCTTGCTTGCGCAGTACGCGAGACCCTCCGCGCGAAGGCTTGCCTCAAGTACGCGGAAAACGACTCCCGCGAGATCGCTAGCCGGAGCCCAGGCGGCGATCTCAGGCCCTACCGAGTCAGCTGGCACATGGCCGTTACCCGGCCTCGCGAGCCGACCCCAGGACTCTTGGAACCTGTCGCGCTCGGAGAGCTCGCCGAAGGGGTCTAGCGCTGCCAACGTGGTGCCGTCGTCGGACACGAGCCACCCACCGCTCTCAGGCCGCACCGTTAGACTGACCCCATCACCGGACGAGTGAAACAGCGGCATCCAGATCAAGAAGCCACCGTCTCCGTAAGGCTCGACGCTGACCTCGTCGTTGAAGTAGCCGAGGAGCTGGCTCCGCAGTACGCTGCCGCTCACTTCCGTGCCGCGAGTATCCACGATGTCAGTGCCCCCCAATCACGGGGTCGATCCAGCAGCCGGGGTCTGCTTCGACGTTACATCGTTCTGCGAACGCGAAGAACGACTCGCGCCATAGTGCCAGATCGATGGTGTGCTGATTGGCGGGCGGAGCCGGGAAGTCGAGGAGCTTGGCTGCTGGTTCATCACCCGTTCGTGGGTCGTAGACGTGTTCGTGGGTGCAGATTCCCAAGGGCCGATGCGGGTGGTTGACGTCCACCCTCCGCAGCGGGATTCCACGCACCCGGTAGATGAGGTGGTACTGCGATGGCCGCTTGGGCACGACGCGCATGCAGAGTTGCGCGTCGGCTCGGTCGAGTCGGCACGCCACATCAACAACTCCCCGATGTGCCTTCCAAGACAGCACGCCAACCACCCGAGCCCGCCACGCCGACCGCTCCAGTTGTCCGATCTCGTGAAGGGTGAGGACTCCGCTCCCGTAGTTAGCCACGCGCTTTCCGTCGATTCATTGGTCCTCCTCTGCAGCGTACTGGCGGGCGTCGAGGCGGACCTCAAGCTTGTTCTTCCCCTCGTAGATCGAGGCTCGTGCGACGAGGAGTTCACCGCGGGACGCGGCCTGCTGGGCGCTCGCGAGGTACTTGGCGGTGGTGGTGGGGGTGAGCTCTCCGACCGGGTTCCCGTCGATGGTGACCTCGAGGACCTGCTTGACCTGGGTCTTCGTGGCGCGCTCGGTGAGGGTCAGGACGGCGGCGTAGGTGGCGTCTGGCCCGTGCTGGCGGTACAGGCCCAGTAGCCGTTCTTGGTGAGGTTCTTCCTTCGTGGCTTGGCAGCGGTTGCCCGGCTCGAGCGCGCGCCACGGCTGCTGGGGGAAGGGGTTCGCGGCGTAGAGGTGGGACGGGTCGGCGGGCAGCTGGACCGTGACCCGCGCGTACACCCTGCGGTCGTCGGCGCGTGCCCACACCCGCGCTGGGGCGTGCAGCGCGTAGCCCCTGGAGGCGAGGTGGGTGAGTGCACCGTTCCACCGGGCGGCGTCGTCTCGAGGCAGGTAGCCGACGTGCTCGCCGCGGACACGGACGCTGATCGCGTTCGCGTCGTAGGGGTTGCCTGGGTCAGGGGCAAGAACGGCGTCGTCTCGGATCTCCTGCCCTTGCAGCGTGGCGAAGGCGGGATGCCCGTGGAGGAGCCGGCGGAAGGCGTCGTCGTACCAGTTTTCTCCCGCGACCTCTTGGGTGATGGGCGTAGGCCCCCAGCTGACGTAGCGACCGAGCTGCGGTGGCGCGGGGACGTGCGGCACCGCCCCACTTGCCCGTGCGTGCGCCGCCGGGTGGTGCGCCGGCTGCGCCGACCGCTTGAACAGGGACGTGAACCACCCCATCAGGACCCCTCTTCCTGCCTGAGAGCCGTGCCGGCCTCGGATGTCAGAGCCGGGCGAGCAGCTCGGCCTTCTTAGTGCTGAACTCGTCGTCGGTGAGGATCCCCGCGTCGCGGAGCTCACCGAGTTGCCGGAGCTGGTCCATGATCTGCGCGGCCGGGTCTGCCGGGGCCGGCGTAGCAGGCGCGGCCGCCGGCGCAGTGGCCGGAGCCGGGGCGGGGCCCGCGGGAGGGGCGGAGGCGGGCACGAGCCGGGCCTTGGTGACCTGGACGAACCCGGCGAGGTCCTCGACCTCGCTGATCCACTTCAGGGTGACCTTGTTGCCGGACGCGAAGAACGTGAGGGTGTGGCCCATCATGCCCTTGGACTGCTCGAACGATGAGATGTTCGAGTAGGGGAAGGACTCCAGGTCGTACCCGCCGATCTTCTTCGCGAAGAAGAGGACCCGCCGGTCGGTCGCGATGAGCGCCCCGTTGCGGCTGGTCTTGCTGCCCATGAGGGTCGTCTCGTAGGCGCCGGCGACCGCGGCTTGGATCTGTTCGCCTTGCTCGAGGTGCTCTCGGGCTGCCTCGACGTGCTTGTCTCGCTTGGCCATGGTGCCCCCTTCGATCGTTGTGTTGTCGGTGGTCTAGGTCTGGGCGTCCTGGTCTTGGGACAGGCGCGCGCGGTCAGCGTCGCCGGGGCGGCCGGCCGAGCGGGCAGCGATGCCCGTCGGTGGACGGCCGTCTACTGCGCGCAGACGCGGCCTCACTTCTCCGAGCTCAGGCCGCTCGGCCATCGAGCGGATCAGCTCCTCGACGGCGCGCCGCTGCCGGTCCGTCAGGAGGGATGCCTCCGCCGGCGGCGACCACGGCCGCACCGTCGCCTCGCCGAGCCACCCGGCGACGTCGTCGCCGAGCTCACGGACGAGCGCCGCGACGGTCTCCGCCGACGGCTTCCGCCCGGTGCCCTTGATCGCGGCCGACACCGTAGACGTGTGCATCCCGCACGCCTCGGCCAGCCTGGACAAGCTCGGCACGTCGTGGGTGTAGCGCGGGTCCGTGAAACCACGCTCCACCAAGCGCGTCGCCCACGGCTCAGACAGGGTCCTCTCCATGTCTGCAACCCTCCTCGCGACACGCGGACGGCGTCTACCTCCGCTGTAGACAGTGAGGTTACAGATTCCACGCGTGTAACTCGCGGTCTGGCGGAAAATGCTGGGGCAAACCCCGCCTCAACCTGTAGACAAAACCGTCTACTGGCGTCTACTCTCTTGCGCAACGCACAACCACCGTCTACGGTCAGGGGAAGTCAGATGGTCCGCACCGAGTGGAGGCTCGATATGCAGCTCAGGGACTCGCACATGCTGAAGCAGTACATGGAGTTCAAGCGCCTCACGATCCGGGAGCTTGCGACCCAGGCGCGCGTCTCGCGCTCCACCGTCGGCCACCTCGTCTCGGGCGCTCGCCGCACCGCGAAGCCCGAGACCGCACGCGCGATCGAGGAGGCGCTCGGCGCCCCACCGGGTCTCCTCTTCGAGCCCCGTGCGTCTCGCGTCTCGCGCGAGGTGAAGCGCGACCCGGTCCCGGCATGACGCCGGCGGAGGAGCGGCGGGCGCGTGAGGTCGAGGAGATCCGCGCGGCGGGTCGTGCGACGGCCCGGCGGCTGCTCGAGGAGCACGGCTCGCCCCCGGAGGACGTCGTGGCTCGTGTGGTCGCGATTCGTGACCGGGTGATCGCCGGGATGACCTCCCCACCCCGGCTCTTATACACATCTCCGAGCCCACGAGACGGACTCCTATCTCGTATGCCGTCTTCTGCTTGAAAAAAAAAAAAAACATCAACAATCCCCCCCTCCTCCCCATCTTCTCTTCTCACTTCATCTTCTTACGCCCCCTCATCAAACCCCACCCCTCCCTACCTCTTCCCTCTTCAATTCTCATATCTTCTCCTTCACCGTCTATCTACCTCTTTNAGGGTCTCGACGCGCGGCAGCTGCGCGATGGGCAGCGGGGCCCGGACGGACTGAGATGGACGGCGCACTTCGCGTCGTGCCTCGCGGCTCGGTCTCGTGCGCGTCGCCGCACATCGTCGCGGGTCGAGCCGGAGCCGTCCACGGAGAGCGTGGCTCCGGTGGTGTCGCTCGAGGACCGGCGCCGGCTGGACGAGGTCGACCGGACGCGGTGCCCGATGCCCGGGTGTGACTGGTCGGACGAGGGCCGCGTCCGGGATCACCCGTTGATGAGGGATCGGCACTACTGGGACACCCACGGCGCTGGGGCTCGACCGCAGTACGCGCGGTGTGCGGAGCCGCCGTACTGCGGGTGGGAGATCACAGTCCCGTCGATCGCGCACCTCGACGAGCTCCGCGCCCAGGTCCGAGAGCACTACGCCACCCACCCCGCCCACACCGCAGAGAGGTCCTGATGAGCGAGCAGACGTCACCGTGCCCAGGCCGGTGCAACCGGGCGTGGCGGGCGGCCGAGGCGCGGGCCCGCCGAGCAGCTGCGGCGGTGATCGCAGACGGTCGCGAGCCGACGGATGATGAGCGGTCGCTCATCCTGCACGGGGTCGAGCCGGCGCCCGGGTCGCCGGTGTGGTGCGCGGCGTGCTCGACGCGGATCCAGGAGTCGCTTGGTCGCCTCCCCGATCTCGTCGCTGGCGTGTGGGCGGTGGCCACGCCGCCGCCCGGCCGGCTGTCGACACAGGTCGGCGCCGGCCGTCTCGCGCCGTTGCCCGCGTCCGAGGTGAAACCGCGGGGCCGTGGCCGGCGGGTCTCGCCGGCGGGGTCACCAGCGATCGTGGTTGTGGACGAGGTCGCCGCCGCGCTGCGTGGGTGGGAGCGTCTGGTGCGGGAGGATCTAGGTCACACCCAGGCGGACCGGCACCGGCCTGGTCAGGACACGGTCACCGCCTCGGTCGCCTACCTCGTGGAGTGGGTCGCCGCGCTCCTGTCGCTGCCGGAGGCTCAGGAGGTCGGGGAGACGATCACCACGCTCGAGCGGCGTCTCGAGATCGCCTCGGGGATGGACGAGGTCCAACGCCTGCAGACCCCGTGCCTGCGGTGCGATCGCCGGGCAGTCGAGCACCGTGATGGAGCTGCCCACGTCGCCTGCGGGCAGTGCGGGGCCGTGTGGACGCTCGATCAGTGGGACTACGCGCTCGGCGTGGCTGCCAGGGCCGGTCGGCGGCGCGCATGACTCGCGTCCTCACCACCGACGACGTCGCGCTGCTGACGACCACCGAGGCAGCCCGGCTGGCCTGCGTCCAGCCACGCACGGTCCGAGCGTGGATCGAGCGGGGCCACCTCGAGCCGGTGGTCATCGACGGGAAGCGCTTCGTGACCGAGGCCGACGTCCTCGACTGCGAACGCGCGAGGCGGCGCTCAGGGCGGCGCCCGCACGCATCCGGCGGTGGATCGTGACCGGGCGACACGCGGCCGCGGGAGGGCTGCTGGCGGACGCCGGAGGGGATGTGTACCCTTCGATGCAGGCGGGACAACTGTGCCCGCTGGCGGCCCTCGGATCGAATGTCGGGGGCCTTCGTCATGCCCCGTGAGTTCCGACCTGGCCGCGAGGGCAGGGAGTGGCGGGCAGCCCGCGCTGCGGTCCTCGTCCCCGGCGTGACCTGCGCATGGCCTGACTGCCCGCACCCCGGAGTCCCGCTCGACCTCGACCTCCCGCGCTCCGACCCATGGTCGGCGACGGTCGACCACCACGTCGAGCTCGTCGACGGCGGTCACCCGACCGACCCGGCGAACCTGGCGCCGATGCACAGGACGTGCAACCAGGCGAAGGAGAACCGACGCCGGTCGAAGGCGCGACTCACCCCGCCGAAGACGCGCCCGGCGACCCGTCTCCGCCCGCGGCGCCCGTCACCGTCCGGCGAGCCGCCAGTTCTTTGAGCGGCCGCCCGCGATGTCGACCGCGCCTTCGACCAAAAAAACACCACGCGGAATCTGGGGTGGCGCGCCACGGAAGGGAGGCCGGCCATGGCCGAGGTCAGGAAGCACGGCCGGTCCGGGTACCGCCGCGGATGCAAGTGCGGGATCTGCCGCGCTGGGCACAGCGAGGCCGCCCGCGAGTACCGCGCCCGCAAGAAGCGCGAGACCGACGTGGCCCGTGATGCGGAAGCACCCACGCCGCCGCCGGCACAGCCCGTGTCCTGCGATGTCGAGTCACGCATCGACTTCAACGCTGCGCCCGGCGAGATCGAGACGGCCCTCACGTCGGAGCTCGAGAAGATGATCGGTGAGCCGCCGTTCAAGCAGACCCTGTTCGTGCTGGCCAGGTACAACGCGCGGATCCTCGACCAGCTCCCGGCGATCGAGCGCCCGGACCTGGCCAGTGGGCTGCAGTCGCGCCTCTTCGACGTGTTCGACAGGCTGCGGAAGGTCGAGGCCGGGACGCGTGTCGGCGTACCCGCTGACCTCTCCGGCCTCCTCGGCCCCGATGACAGCTGAACCGCGCTTCGCCACCCCTCGCAACCCCGCCCGCCAGACCTGCGGCGGGAAGGTCGCGAAGATCATGCGGGCCATCGGCCAGGAGCCCCTGCCGTGGCAGCGCGACGCGCTCGCGGTGGCGTGCGAGATCGACCCGGCCACGGGCCAGTTCTGGTACAACACCGTGATCGTCGTCGTGCTCCGTCGAGCAGGGAAGACGACGATCTCCCGAGCGAAGCTGACGCACCGGGCCCTGACGACCTCGAGCGCGCTGATGGTCTACAGCGCCCAGGACCGGAAGATGGCCCGCCGCCGGCTGAACCAGGACATCTACCGACCGCTCGCGGCGTCTCCGCTCGGGGTGACCCTCACCAGACCGAACTGGCGGCCTGGGGAAGAGACGGTCCACTGGACGACCGGGGCCGAACTCGGTATCTCCGCGATCTCCCGGAAGAGCGGCCACGGCGACACCCTTCACGAGGCGCACGTCGACGAGGCGTTCGCGCACGTCGACTCGACCTACGAGGACGGCGTCCAGCCGGGTCTGATGACGGTCCCCGGATCTCAGCTGTGGGTGCTCTCGGCCGCTGGCGATGAGCGCTCGACCTACCTCCGCAAGAAGGTCGACCTCGGTCGCGCGATCGTCGAGTCGGGCCTCGACTCTCGGACCTGCTACATCGAATACTCCGCCCCGGAAGACGCCGATCCGAACGACCCCGCGACCCTCGCGGCGGCTCACCCCGCGGTCGGTCATCAGATCAACCTGGACCGGACGATGTCCCTCCGGGTCGGCGCTGACGAAGAGGCACTCACCGGGTGGAACCGGGCGTGGCTGGGCTGGTGGCCCCGCAAGAGGATCTCGACGTCGGTGATCCCCGTGGCGGCGCTCGAGAAGAACTTCGTCTCGCCGGAGGTCGACGCCTGGACCGGGACGCCGGTCTGGACGATCGACGTCAGCCCGGAGCGGGAGTACGCGTCGATCGGGATGGGCGCCGAGCCGCTCGACCCGGCACGCCGCGCCTACGTCGAGCTCTACGAGCGGCAGCTCGGCACGTCCGCAGTCGTCTCCACGCTGCGGGCACTCAGGAGAGAGCACGGCGGCAACGTCGTGGTCGTCGACGCCGGCGGTCCAGCGCGCTCGCTGATCCCCGACCTCAAAGCCGAGCGGTTCCGCGTCGAGACGATGTCCGCCACCCGCGTCATCGACGCGTGCGGGTCGTTCTACGACGACGCGCTCGTCGGACGCCTGGCACTGGTGAGCGACGAGGTCGTCAACGACGCGCTCGAGGCCGCGGTGAAGAAGCACGTCGGCAAGTCGTTCAGATGGGCCCGCGGCACCGGGGACATCACCCCCCTGTACGCACTCACTCTCGCCCGGCAGGCCGTCGTCGACGGGCACGCCACCAACTACGCCGTCGCCGACTCCCTGCACTGACCCGACCGCCCTGAACGGAGGACCACATGCCGACGAACCTCGTGACCGACGTCCTCGAGCTCTGCGGGCTGATCCTGCTCGTCCTCGCGGCCGGCACCCTGGCTGTCGCACTCACCCCGCCGAGGTTCGACGCTCCCGCTGCCGGCCTCACCAGTGGCCTCGGGCTCATCGCCATCTCCGCTCTGCTTTCGGCCCGGAGCACGCACGAGACCCGCGCGAAGGACCGCCCGTGACGTTCCTCTTCGGGCGGCCGGAGACTCGGTCGGTCGCGGGCCCGGAGGCGTCCGAGCGTCTGTCAGCGTGGGGCCGCGGTGACAACGTCGCCCTGATGGGTGACAGCCCGGCCGACGCGCTGCGCCTCATCCCGGTCTACTCGGCCGTCGCCGGGATCGCGGAGGACATCGCCACCACGCCCGTCCGTGCATACCGGGACACCGGGGACGGCACGCGCTCGCCGTTGGGGCGCCAGCCGGAGTGGCTGGCGACCCCGGCGCCGTGGGGAGGTCGGATCCCCTGGCTGCACCAGGCGCTGACGAGCCTCCTGCTGCGCGGCAACGCCTACGGCGTCGTCGTCGCGACCGGGTCGAACGGGTGGCCGTCCAAGATCGTGTGGCAGCACCCGGATCGGGTGACCGTCACCGAGAAGGTCCCCGGGATGCCCCCGGAGTACCGCGTCGGCAACGTCCCGGTCCCTGCGGAGTCGATGGTGCACATCCCCGCGTTCGTGCTCCCCGGCTCGTTCGTCGGCCTGAGCCCGGTCAGCCTTTTCCGGGTCCAGCTGACCAAGAGCCACAAGGCGCAGCAGTACGCCGCGGACTTCTTCGACCGCGGGATCATGCCGCCCGGGGTGCTGAAGAACACGCAGCAGACGATCTCGGCGGCGCAGGCTCGACTGGCGAAGTCGAGGTTCAAGGCCGCCGTCGCCGACCGCGACATCTTCGTCACCGGGTCGGACTGGGAATGGACCGCGCTCCAGGTGCCCAAGGACGATGCCGCGTTCCTCGAAGCGATTCAGGCGGGCGCGACGGAGATCGCCGCGATCTTCCGCGTGGCACCGGAGGACATCGGCGGCAAGGCCGGCGGCAGCCTCACGTACTCAACCGTCGAGCTGAACGAGCTGAAGCGGAACCGTCGCACGCTCCTGCCCTGGACGCGCCGGCTCGAGGAGTCGCTCACGGCCTGCCTGCCCCGGCCCCAGTACGTGCGCTTCAACCTCGACGCGCTCGCCCGTGCGGACCTCAAGACCCGGATGGAGGCGCACGAGATCGCGCTCCGGACGGGCATGGAGACCAACGCCGAGGGCCGGGCGCTCGAGGAGCGCCCGCCACTCACCGCGGACGAGATCGCCGAGTGGCAGGCGAACTACCGCAGCACGTCCCCGACCATCACCGTGACCGCACCCAAGGAGGCGCCGTGAGCATCCCCAACCTCGAGACCCGGTGCGCGGACCTCGGCCCCGTCGAGCTGCGCGAGTCGCCCTCCGGTGGCCGCGTCCTCGCCGGGTACGCGGCCGTGTTCAACCGCTACAGCCAGAACCTCGGCGGCTTCGTCGAGCAGGTCGACCCGGCCGCCTTCAACAAGTCCCTCGCAGACGCCGTCCCGGTGATGTGCCGGCTGAACCACGCTGACGCGGCACTCCTGGGTGCCACGTGGGCGGGAACCCTCCGTCTCTCCGTGGACGGGACCGGCCTGCTGTACGAGGTCGACCTGCCCGGGACGAGCGCCGGGAACGACGTCCACACCCTCGCGCAGCGAGGGGACCTCAAGTGGTCCTCGTTCGCGTTTGTCACGATCGAGGACGAGTGGTCGGTGACCGATCAGGGCTTCCCGCTGCGAACCCTCCGCGCGGTGAAGCTGATCGACGTCGCGCCCGTCAACTCGCCTGCGTACCTCGACACCACCGTCGCGGCCCGCTCGCTCGAGCGGGCCCGCGCCACCCAGGACTCCTCGCCCCAGGGCGAGGCGGCACGACCGGACCCGGCAGCGGCAGCACCGCACCCGTCCGTCGCGCTCCGCCGTCGACTCCTCGAGCTCGACGCGCTCCGGTAACACCCCGGCCCGGGCAGCGAGACCCGCACCCGGCAGAACCACCACCACACCGCCATCCAGCCCCGTGCCGGGGCAGACCCAGTCCAGGAGGACACCATGAGCAGCACGCTCGCGAAGACCCTGACCGAGAAGCGTCAGAACATCTGGAACGAGTCGATGGGGCTACTCGACGCCGCGGCGAAGGAGAACCGCGACCTCACCGCCGAGGAGCAGGAGAAGTACGATCGGATGAGCTCGGACCTCTCCGAGCTCCGTCAGCGCATCGACCAGATCGCCGAGACCGAGCGGAACAACGCCGCGATCGAGGTAGCCCTCCGCAACCTCGCGCCGTCCGCCGAGGAGCGGTCCGGCGGGGACCCCGCCGCGGCGCAGGAGGCCGCCATCCGCTCCTTCTTCGCCGGTGAGGTGCGGTCCGTCGAGATCGACCGTGCCCCGGGCGAGTCGTTCCGGGACCTGACGTCGGCCGTCGCCGGCGCCACGCTGGTGCCGAAGACCTTCTACGGGCAGCTCGTCGAGCGGCTCATCGCGGGCAGCGGCATCCTCGCGGCCGGTGCGACGGTCCTCGAGACCGGCACCGGCGAGCCGATGGAGATGCCGGTCGTCACCTCCGGGGTGACGTCGGCGCTCGTCCCCGAGGGCACGGCGATCCCGAAGTCCGACCCGGTCTTCGGGAAGCGGACGCTGGGCGCGTTCAAGTACGGGAACCTCGTCCAGGCGTCGATCGAGCTCGTCAACGACTCGAAGGTCGACCTGACCAGCTGGCTCGCGGACGAGTGCGGCCGGTCGGCCGGCGCAACGCTCGGCGCGGACCTGATCAACGGCGACGGCGTCAACAAGCCCGCCGGTCTCATCGGGTCCGTGACGGCGGGCGTCACCGGCACCGCCGCCACGCCCAAGGCCGACGAGCTGATCGACCTCTTCTACTCGGTGACGGCGCCCTACCGCGCCAGCCGGCAGGCCGCGTGGCTGATGAAGGACTCGGTCATGGGCTCGGTCCGCAAGCTGAAGAGCACGGACGGCCAGTACCTGTGGCAGCCGGCGCTCACCGCGGACGCCCCGGACATCCTCCTGAGCAAGCCGGTCCACACCGACCCGTTCATGCCGACCACCGCGGCGGGCGCGAAGAGCGTCCTGTTCGGCGACATGAGCCGGTACACGGTCCGTCTCGCCGGCGGTGTCCGGTTCGAGCGGTCCGACGAGTACGCCTTCGGCAACGACCTCGTCACCTTCCGGTGCCTGGTCCGCGGCGACGGGCTCCTCGTCGACCAGTCCGGCGCGATCAAGGCGTTCGTCGGCGCCTGATCGGCCTCCTGACCGGGGTGGCCCGACGTCGTCGGGTCGTCGGGCCACCCCTCCACCCGGAACCATCCACGAGCACGAGGAGACAGCACATGCCCGCCACGAAGACGGTCATCATGGCCGCCCAGATCACCGGCACCCGCAACGGCGAGGACTGGCCCGCCCCCGGCAAGGAGATCGAGCTGCCCGAGGGTGAGGCCAACGACCTCGTCCGGTCGGGTCTCGCGATCGACCCGGACGACGTCGAGACCGCGACCGTCCCGGTCGTCGCCGAGACGGCCACGACGGACGGTCGCCGCCCGCTGAAGGCCGGCCCCGCCGGTGAGGGCCTCGACACCGCCACGATCGCCGACAGCAAGTACCCCACCGGGCCCCACGAGGACACCCCGCCGATCGACGGCACCGGGATCCCCGCTGACGCGCCCGGCGACAGCGAGGCCCCGGCGGGCAACGCCTCCCGCGAGGCCTGGGCCGCCTACGCGGTCGAGCAGGGAGCCGACGCGGCCGACGTCGCGGACATGAGCCGCGACCAGCTCCGCGAGACCTACGGCGCCTGACCGTGTACCTCCCGTCCGAGGCCGGCATCCGGTGGGACTCGATCGACCCGGCCGCGACGCCGGTCTCGGACGAGGAGGTCTTCGCGCACCTGCGGTTCGACTCCGAGCAGACCCAGGTCCGCTTCCGTGACCAGGTCATGCTGTACGCGGCGGCGGCCACGCGGGTCGTCGAGGACATCGTCGGCCCCCTTACGGAGGCTCGCGGCGTGCTGACGGTGACGCGCGCGGGGCGCACGGTTCTTCTCCCGACCGCCGCGGCAGTCCTCGAGGTCTCCGTCGGCGGAGCCCCCGTCACCCTCGGGCCCACCAACGTGGACGAGGAAGCCGGGATCGTGTACCTCCCGCCGGCGCTGGTCGGTCGGACGGTGACCATCCGGTACCGCGCCGGTGAGAGCGCGATCCCCCCGAACGTGCGCCTGGCGATCCTCGAGGAAACCCGGTTCCTGTGGCAGCTCGGCCAGCAGGGACCAGGACGCGCGGCCGGCGGGGGCGCGCCGGGAGCGGAGTGGACCCCGTCAGGGTTCGCAGTCCCCCGCCGTGTCGTCGAGCTCTGCGCCGGAGCGAACCGCCTCGCGGGGTTCGCGTGACCGGCTACACCGCCGGCCCGTCGTTCCGGGTGGCGCTCCGCGACGTCGTCGCCGACCTCCTCGAAGTGTCCGGCGCGGACGCGCTCGTGACCCTCGGCCCGCCGGACGGCGCGACCCTCCCGGACACCATCGTCCAGATCGGTGGGGTCACGGCCGACCAGGAGGTCGCCACCATGGGGCCCCAACGCTCCCGCGAGGAGCGGCTCGAGGTCGAGGTCCTCTTCTCCCTCGCGATGGGCGGAGGGTCCGAGGTCGACGACGAGCTCACGGCCCGCGCGTTCGACCTCCTCGGCTCCGTGGAGCACCACCTGCGCGTCGTGGACACCACCGTCCGCGGGACCGTGCGGCAGTGCTTCCTGACCCGCTACCGCTCGGACGGCGCTGGCCCCGACGCAGACACGAGCGCGGGCCGGTTCATCGACATCACCGCCACGTTCACCGCACACGCCCGGGTGACGGGCACAACCAGAAGGAGCTCCCCGTGAGGATCCGCAACGTCTCCCCCCTCGGTGCGCTCGACGTGCCCCTCCTCGGCGCGATCGTCGAGTCCGACGCCGTGGTCGACGTCGCCACCGACCACGCGCGCGTCCTCCTTGAGCAGGACCGGAACTGGCAGCCCGCGGACGACGAGGCTGCCGCGCTCCTCCACGCCGAGCAGGTCGACAAGGCCCCCGCAGGCAACGCCTCCCGCGAGACCTGGGCCGCCTACGCCACCGAGCAGGGCGCCACCAGCGACGAGCTCGACGGGATGACTCGCGACGAGATCCGCGACACCTACGGCCCCCAGGAGGACCAGTGAGCACCCAGCAGGACCTGTCCATCGGACTCGGCAAGGAGACCGTCTACGGCACCTCGGTCCCCGCCCAGACCTTCCTCGAGTTCACCAACGAGAAGCTCACCTACGCCCCGTCCTTCTACCAGGGCAAGGGCCTCCGCCCGCGCTCGCAGGTCGCGCGCGGATCGCGCCGTGGCATCACCCAGGTGAAGGCGGAGGGGTCGATCGAGCTCGAGGCCACCACGAAGGGGCTCGGGACGCTCCTCGCCGCCGCGTTCGGCCTCTCGACGTCGACGGCGATCCCGAATCAGACCGGCGCCTACCAGCAGGTCCACATCCTCGACAAGGACGACTGGCACCCCTCGTACACGATCCAGAAGGGCATCCCCCTCCTGGGTGGCGCGATCCAGGCGTCCACGTTCATCGGCGCGCAGTGCGGCTCGATCAAGATCAGCGCCAAGAAGGGTGACGCGGTCCAGGTCGAGACCGAGTGGGTCGCCAAGGACGTCCGCAACGACGTCGCCTACGCCTCCCCGTCCTACGCGGTCGGCGCCGACATCTTCACCTTCGTCCACGGCGCCATCACCGTCGGCGGCACCATCACCCCGCCCACCGCGACCGCGCTCGCATCCGGTGGGACGACGGTCGCGACCATCACCGAGTGGGACATCGAGGTCAAGCGGAACCTCGACGACAACGGCTGGAACCTCGGATCCGGAACGGGCCGGGCCCGCCCGGCCGCGCTCGGCCTGACGGAGATCACCGGGTCCATGAAGGCGGAGTACAGCGACAACATCCTCCGGGACGCCTACCTCGCGAACACGCCGCTGTCGATGGTCCTCACCTTCACCCACCCGTCCCGGATCGGCGCGAGCACGATCAACCCGACGCTCCAGGTCGTCGTGCCCCAGATCCGCCTCGAGGGTGACTTCCCGACCAGCAACGGCGGCGACGTCATCGAGCTCGACTGCAAGTACGTGGGCCTTCACGACGAGGTCAACGAGCCGATCTACGTCGCGTACCGCACCTCCGACACCGCGATCTGACCGGTGGCGTCACGCTCCACCCGCGGCGCCCGCGGCGCTGGTCAGAACGAGTCGTTCACCGTCACATCGAACCTCCGTGAGGTGCTCGCCGACCTCAAGGAGTTCGACCCCGCGCTGGCCCGCTCGACGCGTCGCGCGCTACGCCGGTCGGGCGACGACGCCATCAACGACATGAAGGCGATCCTCGATCAACCGCCCCCGGGCGTCGTCACGGGCGTGACGAAGAAGCGACGTAAGGTCGTCGCGGTCCACACCAGGGCCGCCACGCGCCGCTCGACCGGGCGCTCGCGGGCGTTCGTGAAGAAGAATCTCAAGACGCGGGTCGTCGCCGGCAAGCGGCGTCAGGGGATCCACATCCGCGGGGACGGGTCGCCCTTCTCTCGCAGCTACAACCTGAAGCGGTGGCGCCACCCGATCCGGTTCAACCCGGACGTCACCACGGCCGACCAGGTGCCGTGGGTGGAGCAGGCCGGCCGCCCGTACTTCGGGAAGCCGATCGCGAACCGAGCCGGCGACATGCGCAAGAACATCGAGCAGGCGCTCACCGAGGCGCTTCAGAAGGTCGAGGCGTGACCGGCCAGTCACCGGGTGACCCGTGGCGATGTGCGTGGTGCGGAAAGCACCACGTCGTGCCGTCACTCGCCCGCGACCACGAGACCCGATGCACCACCCGACCCCAGGAGAGAACCCGATGAGCGACCAGTCCGAGCCCGCACAGACGATGCGCTTCCGCCACAAGGACTTCAAGAACCAGTGGGTCGACGCCGTCTCGATGGACGAGGCCCGCGCGCAGGACCTCGCAGCACTCCAGCGGGAGACCGGCTGGAAGATGGGCAAGGTCCAGGAGATGGCCAAGCTCGAGATGGTCGCAGCGTCGATGGTCGTCTTCTTCACGTGGCGCTCCCGCGGGCGTCTCATCACGCTCCGGCGCGCCGAGGAGATCCTCGACGAGCTCGCTGAGGATGACGTGTGGGTCCCCGATGCCGCGGACGGCGACGGCGACGACAGCGACGGTGAGGCAGCGCCGGACCCTCGACTGGCCCCGCCGGCTTCCGGTCGGGGCGCCGCCGTCGACGAGCAGACGCCAGCCGGGACGACGCGCCACCCGTAACTCGGGAGGACTGGATCACCCACTCGATCCGGTCGCGCATGGTCCACGTGGCCCGGCTCTTCCCCGGCGTGACACCGCCCGTCCTGTGGGCACTCCCGCTCGTCGAGTGCTGGGCCTTCCTCGCCGCGTGCGACGTCGCGCTCGAGGAGGAGCGCCGCGCGGCGACCGAGCTCGACCAGAACTGACTGACCGCCCGAGGAGGTGCTCATGGCCGCCAAGGATCTGATCTTCAACATCATCGCCCGCGACCGCGCGTCGAAGGAGCTCGACAAGGTCGGTGACACCGCCCAGAAGCAGGGCGGGAAGTTCGACAAGCTCTCCGCCGGCGCCGACGTGGCGCTGGCCGCGGTCGGTGGCGCCGCACTCACCGTCGGTGCCGCGTCGGTGCGCGCCGCGTCGTCGACGGAGCAGTCCCTCGGTGGCATGCAGGCCGTGTTCAAGAAGAACGCCGGCCAGATCGACGCGGCGTCCAAGAAGGCCGCCGACAGTCTCGGCATCACCCGGGACGAGTACCTCAGGCTCGCGACTGTCCTCGGCGCCGGCCTCAAGAACAAGGGGATCGAGGACTACGCCGGGTCGACCGAGAAGCTCATCACGATCGGTGGTGACCTTGCGGCGCAGTTCGGCGGCTCCACGAAGGAGAGCGTCGAGGCGCTCGCGTCCGCGATGCGTGGCGAGACAGATCCCATCGAGCGGTACGGCGTCACGATGAACGCCACCATGATCGAGGCCGAGGCCTTCGCGATGGGGCTCGCGAAGCCGACCAAGGACCTCGGCAAGATCAAGGCCGCCCAGAACAAGGCGATCCTCGCTCAGCGGGACTACACCGAGGCGCTCCGAGAGCACGGCAAGGGTTCCGACGAGGCACTGAGCGCTGAGGCCAAGCTGATCAACGCCAAGTCCAGGCTCTCGAAGGCAATGGACGGCGAGAAGGTCCAGCTCACCGACCAGCAGAAGGCCCAGGCCGCGCTGTCGCTGGTCACAAAGCAGACCGCGGACGCGCACGGCGCTGCGGCCCGCGAGTCGGGGACACTGGAACGGCAGCAAGCAAAGCTGAGCGCGAGTTGGGAGGACACCCAGGCACAGCTCGGTCAGTCACTCCTCCCGACGGTCACAAAGCTTGTGGGCGCGCTCGCGACGGTGTCCTCGTGGATGGCGAGCAACCCCGGGAAGGTCAAGGTCGTCGTCGCCGCGCTCGGGGTCCTCACCGGCGTGATGCTGGCGCTCAAGGTGGCCACCCTCGCAGCGGCCGCAGCCGAGGGTGTCGCGTCCGCCGCGAAGCTCGGCGGCGCAGCAGCCACCGGAATCGCGACCGCCGCGCAGTGGGCGTGGAACGCCGCGGCCGCGGCCGCCGCGGCAATGAACCCGTTCGCGTGGATCGCCGTCGCGGTCGTCGCCATCGTCGTCATGTACAAGAAGGTCGGCTGGTTCCGCGAAGGCGTGAACAAGACCTTCTCGTTCATCGTCCGCGCGATCAAGGGCTTCCCCCTGGTGTTCCGGTTCGTAGTCGACAAGATCAAGCACTACGCCGGGATCCTGAAGGACGCGTTCATGAGCGTGTTCAAGTGGACCCCGATGGGACTGCTCATCACCAAGTGGCGCCCCATCATGGGCTTCTTCAAGAACCTCGGGACCACCATCAGCAGGGGCTTTCGCTTCGCGCTCCGCGGCGTCGCCCGCGCCTGGAACGGCTCGATCGGCAAGGTCGGGTTCACCGTCCCCGGGTGGGTTCCCGGGGTCGGCGGCAAGTCCTGGTCCGTGCCCGACATGCCTGTCCCCGCCCTCGCGCGCGGTGGCATCGTCAGCTCCCCGACCCTCGCGCTCATCGGCGAGGCCGGCCCCGAGGCGGTCGTCCCGCTGCACCGCGGTCGCGAGTTTGGTCTCCGCCCCGCCCGTCCGCGTGATGTCCCGGTCGAGATCCCCGTGGTCCTCGACGGGCGCGTCCTCGCCCGCGCCATGGCCCGCGTCAGCCTCGCCGACGGCCGCGCATGAGGCCCACGACACCGGCCTGGGACGCGGCGCTCGCCGACCGCGCGAACCACCCCGTGCAGGTCTCGGGACAGATGGTCACCCGGCCCGGCATCAGCCCGGACGTCCGCGACCTGTCCCGGGCGGTCGAGCTCGTCGTCACCCGCGAGCTCGCAGGTGACGCACCCGAAGAGGTCACCTTCCTCGGCGGCGGAGCGATCACGGAGGCCTCAGCGACCCTCGACCTGCGCGACGGCGCCCCCCACCCCGCGGACTCCCGCGATCGGTGGCTCGCAGGAACCTTCTCCCCCGACGCCGGGTACGACGGGGACCTCCAACCACTCTTCCGCGGCGTCACCCGGGAAGCGAACTTCACCGAGGACACCCGATACGTCACATGGAAGGCCCTGGGCCTCGAGGAGCGGTGCCGCCAGCCCGTCTCCCTGCCCGCGTTCGGCGCGGTCAAGGACCCGACGTTCAACCGGTTGTGGCGCTACCCGACGAACGCCTCGGCCGTCGTAGTCGCCGCGCTCCACGCCGCCGGCATCCGGTACACGCCGGCGCCCCGCGCGAACTGCATCATCTCCGTCCCGCTCGCGTTCGGCGCGCTCGCAGACGTCGGGTGGGTGGCACCAAAGGGGACGGGCGTCCCCCCGGGCGCCTCGTTCCTCACGCAGGGCCGGTTCGGCAGCACGCTCGCGACCATGCCGTCGTGGCAGCTCGACGTGTGGCCGTCAGGGTGGTCGACGTGGCGCCCGGGGTGCCGCTTCATGGCCGAGTTCTTCTACAACCGGAACCGGAGCATCGCCGGCGACTTCATCACCATCAAGCTCGGGTCGACCGGTGAGGTCCGGGTGTACGGCACGTCGAGCGGGACGGTGCAGGTCCTCGCCCGGCAGGACTGGTCGCAGTCCTGGACCACCCTCGGCTCGTGGACCGAACCGGACGGCGGCTGGCACCACTGGTGCATCGCGCTCCACCAGTCCGGGTCCTGGTCGCTCCGCAGGGACACCACCGTCGTGCTGTCCGGGTCGTGGTCCCCGCCGACCGCGGCCGGTCATTACCCGATGCACCTCCTTGTCGAGACCGGCCGCATGCAGGCGCTGGCTGCCTACCTCGTCGACTCCACAACCGCGCTGACCGTGCCGGACGCGTCGATCCTCGACTTCACTCCCCAGGCGGACGTCGAGCAGTCCGCGCTCACCCTGGAAGCTCTGCCCGAGATCCAGTCCCGTGAGGCGTGGGACCTCATCCGCGAGATCGCCGGGGCCGAGTTCGCCGCAGCCGGGTTCGACGAGAGCGGGCGCTTCTCCTACCGCTCCCGCGCAACCGTCAACGCCTCGACGTCCCCCGTGCTGACGCTCGACACCGAGACGATCGACCGCCTCGACGGATCTGCACGTCTCGACAGCGTCCGAACCGCGCTCACCACAACCGCACCACGACCCCGCCTCGAGGAGTACCCCACCGGGTCCACCACCTCGAAGGTCGCAGCGTTCGTCGCGGACCAGCCGCTCGCCTTCCACGACGGCCACTCGTCGACCATCATCGATGTTGGCCGTCCCGTGCAGCTCACCGACGGCAAGGTGTACCTCGTCCAGGCCAACCCCGGCGGCGTGTACGACCTCCCCGCGTCCATGGTCATCTGCACCGACGCGAGCGGCAACAACGTCTACACCAACGCCGGCACCTACATCTGGGCCACGGCCTACCCCATCGGGCCCAACACCATCCGGCTCGAGGTCGAGAACACCACCGGCGTCACGATGTACGCCGTCTGGCCCAAGGCCTTCGACGAGCCCAACTACACCACCACCCCGTTCGGCGTGAAGACCGGAGACCCCGCCCTTTTCATCGCCTCCCGCCACGCCCCCGNGGGGGCGCCCGATGTGTGTAAACGCCACCCCCCCCCCCCCGCCGTCGTCGACGTCACCGACCAGGCCGCCACCGCAGCCTGGGGCACCCGCATCCTCAAGCTCGACGAGAGCCCATGGCGCCAGGGCAGGACCGCCACGACCGCGCTCGCGGAGGCGCTGCTGTCGTCGATCACCAGCCCACGGCTGGAGATCGACGACGTCACGATCCCGGGTGATCTTCGCCTTCAGCTCGCTGACCCGATTATGTTCCGCGACCCGGCCGGGTTGGTCCCGGACATCCGCGCCCGTGTGACCCGGATCCAGCACCGCTTCTCCCGCGCCGTCGAGGCCGGGCACGTCACGACCATCTCCGCCCGCACGATCTGAGGAGCTGCCATGCCGACCCGCCCCGTCCTCGTCCTCGGCGACCAGCCTCAACCACTGGTGCTGCGAGTGACCCGCGGCGAGCCCGCCACGCTCGCCGCGGCACTGCGCGACACCGATCAGCAGCCCCGCCCGTGGGCACCACCGGTCTCCCTCGTCCTCGACGACACCGCCGGCACCCGCATCGACGCGACGCTCGAGGATGACCTCGCGACCTGGAACCTCACCGCCGACCAGGCCGCCGCAGCGGTCGCCGCCGAGCGGGTCCGTATCGAGGAAGCCGGCACCACCGTCGCCGCCGGGTTCGTCGCCGACAGCGACGCGTTCCACGCCGGTCACCGCGGCAACGCGATCCAGGTGGAGCGCGTCCGCCGCGGCAGCCCGGGTAAGGAGCCCCCGCCCACGGACATCACCATCGGGGAGGTGGCGACCCTCCCGACTGGAGTGGGCGCCTCGGCATCCGTCAGGGGAGTTGCGCCCAACCTCATCTTGGATCTCAGGCTGCCGAAGGGCGCCAAGGGTGATCCGTGGGACGCGCAGGCGCAGGCGCAGGCGCAGGGCTTCTGGATGGTCGTGTCCGACACCCCGCCGACCGAGACGACGATGTATGGCGTGCCGGTGGTGTGGGTGCCGGAGGTCGAGCCGCTGCAGGACGTGCCGGTGATCCCGCGGGAGCCCGCGTGGCAGATCAGCGCGGGCACGTTCTCGGTCCCGTCGTTCGTCGGCGTGGACTACATGTACGACGGCCGGGTCGTCACCGGCACCGTGACGGTCCCCTCGACCCGGCCGCTCGACGTGACGGTCACGGCAGTCGCCCAGCCCGGTTACTACCTCACCTCGCCGTACTCGTGGACGAAGAACTACCCCGACCCCAACGCCTACCTGCTCCAGTCCTCGGACGACTTCACGGGTCTCGCAGCGGGCGAGCAGTTCATCACCGCACCGGCGGGTGCTGTCGCGGGGTGGAATACGGCACGCGCATGGGACAACGCGCTCGGCGGTGCGAGCCAGATCAACTGGCGGTACAGCACCTCCATGAACCCGGACCTGACGCTCACGAAGGCCACGGCTGGCGGGGCGATCGAGTTCGTCGGCAAGGGCGCGTGGGTGGGGCAGCAGCGGGCCTTCCAGACGATGGACCAGTCGCAGGTCATCGACTTCGACGTGGATGCCCTGCCGTTCGGGTCGGGCACCTCCAGCTGGACGGTCACCCTCGGCGGGGTCATCTCGGGCAACGCCATCACCGGCGGCGCGAGCGTGAAGGTGACGATGGGCGCGACCCCGCAGATCACGCTCTCGGCGACCGGGCTCACAACCTCCCCGGCCTACAACTACGCGGGTCCGGCGAAGGGTCGCTGGCGGTTCGAGTGGACCGGCGACACCCTGTCGGTCACTGCCCCGTCGGGGCAGAACCACGCATACTCCACCGTGGGGATCACCGGCACCCGTGGTCGCATGGTGGGCGTCGCGGTGTCCCTCTCGAACTACGCCACCGCCTCCCACGCATGGCGGGTCAACAGCATCATGGCCGGGTCGCGGGCGGTGCAGCCGTGAGGAGGCCTCAGGACAACGGCTACTGGTCGCGCTCCATCCCGCGCACCTACCACCCCTCCGAGGGCGCGTGGAAGCCGGGCGAGATGGACCGCTTCAAACTCGAAGGGGCGTCGGCAGTCTCGCCGTTCTCGCCCTATCTGGGTGAGGGCACAGTCCTCCAGCGCGACATCTCTGCCATGCCGATCGCCGAGGACTCGGCCGCGCACGCGAAGTGGATGTGGGACAACGGGACGCTGGTGTCGTCCACCCGGACGGGCCTCAACTCGTCAGCGTTCGGGACCAGACCCATCCCGATCTACGTCGTGGACTCCGCAGACCCCACCTGCGGGTTTCAGTACATGGACGACGCTCGGGGGGCGGGCCAGCAGCACGAGCAGATGTACCTCGAAGGCCCGATCCCGTGGCCGTCGTGGGCGAAGCCTGCTTCCAACCAGGACATGAGCATCGCGATCTACGACACGGCGACCGGGATCATGCGCGAGTTCTTCATGGTCCGACCAGTCTCCGGCAAGCCCGGCCACTGGATTTCCCAGTCTGCCGGGTATTCCATCGCTCGCCCCGGCCTGACGGGGCTGTCTGAGACCAACTACCCGCTCTCGCTGGACACCGGGACGAGCGCGGCAGTGGGTATGCACAACCCGCTGGGGTTCATCGGCGTGGCCGAGGCGCGGATGGGGCGGATAGATCACGCAGTGTGCTTCACGACCTCGCAGATGCGGAAGGGGTGCTCGTGGCCCGCTGTCTCCGGTGACGGCACGAGCGACGACCCGAACGCTCCCGTGGAGGGTCAGTGGTGCCGCCTGCCGAAGTGGGTCGACCCTCGGGACTACCACCCGTTCACCGGCCTCATCATCCGCGCGTTCCAGGAGTACGGCGGGCTGGCGACCGACAAGAACCTCTACTGCCATGCCTTCAACCTGGAGAACTGCCAGACCGAGATTCACCTCACCGGCGTGGACCCGTGGGTCAGCGAAATCCCGAGCCTGTACGAAGGGTCGCTCGACGTCAATGGCTTCCCGTGGCACCTGACCGAGTGGGCGCCCATCGACTGGGGTCGACCCAGCATCGACTGGAAGCTCCGTCCGGGCCACGGGTGGCCAATCGTCCGATGAGCCCTTGGCGAGTCACCCCGACCGATGGAGGCACCGTGGACGGCATCATGACAACCGCTCGTCGCGAGACCTGGCGATGGCTCCTCATCGCCTACGCGATCCTCTCCGCAGCTGTCGGCGCGGTCGGCATCTTCGCGCCGTCCGCCGCGATGGAGGCAGCAGTCGGCCTCTGGACCATCGCCTACGGCGTCGGCATGGTCGGCGCCGGACTGCTCGCCGCTTTCTACGGCATCCTCGGGCGGTGGCGGGCCGTGCAGACCGCGATCCTCTCCCTCGCCGCGCTCGCGGCGCTGCACGGCGGGCTCATCGTCGCAGCGACCGGGACGGGCGGGACGATGAGCGGCCTGCGGGTCGCCGTCGCCGCGGTGGGGCTCATCGGGTGGGTGCTGACGCTCCGGCGGCTCATCGAGCTCCAGGAGGCCACGGCGCGGCTCGAGATGCGGAACCTGCTGCTCCGGGCGGACGCGGACGAGCGGGGTGGTCACGAGTGAACGGGCTCATCATCGAGATCCTCAAGATGGCCCTGCCTGCGGCCGCCGGAGGGGCTTTCATCGGTCCGATCCTCGCGGCCCGCAAGGACGGCCGGGACGGCCGTCGTGACCACGTCGACCTCGTCGGTGAGTGGGAGGCCCGCTACGCCTCCCTCGTGGAGCGGCTGGACGCCTCGATGGGGCGTGCCGCCGCGGCGGAGGACCGGGCCGCTGCGGCCGAGCGCGCAGTGTCGGACCTCACCCGCCGCGTGGACGAGATGACTCGTGTCGAGGAGCTCCTCGCTCAGCACATCGTCTCCCTGCGGACCGGCGTCGAGGTTGGGACGGTCCCGCCCCTGCCGCCGCTGCCGCCGGAGATCGCGGCGCGCCTGCGCTTCTGACCCCCGAACCACCAGCCCCCGAGCCGCACCGGCCGGGGGCTTCGTCATCCCCGGAGGATCACCATGTACCTGACCGACCTGGCTGACGCCTGCCGCAAGAGCGGCCTGCGAGTCGTCGAGGTCCCCGGGTGGCGCACCCGCGGCCACGGACCGATGCAGTCCGTGTCCGGGATCGTCTGCCACCACACCGCGACGTCCGCGCGGGCCACGGGGTCTTATCCGAGCCTGGCCATCGTCCGTGACGGCCGCTCCGACCTGCCGGGCCCGCTCTCGCAGCTCGGGCTCGGCCGTGACGGCGTCGTCTACATCATCGCCGCCGGCAAGTGCTGGCACGCCGGGCCGGTCATCGACGGGCGCTACAGCAACAGCAACGCCATCGGTATCGAGGCCGAGCACGACGGCCTCGGCCCGTGGTGGGACCCGGCGATGTACGACGCCTACGTGCGGCTGGTCGCCGCGCTGCAGTCGCACTACGGGATCGCCGCGCCCCCGCGCGGCCACAAGGAAGTCGCCATCCCCCTCGGGGTGAAGGTCGACCCGACGTTCGACATGGACCGCTTCCGCGCTGACGTGGCGCGGGGAACCACACAGGAGGAGCTCATGGTCACCACCGACGACGAGAAGAAGATCCGCGCGATCGTCCGCGAGGTCGTGCGCGAGGAGGTCCGGGCGGGCATCAAGGCGCTGCTCGCGACGAAGATCCCGCTCAGCGCGGGCGTGAAGGCGATCAACGGGTCGAAGCTGACGGAGATCTCGGTCGCGGGCGCGCTCGGCTACTCGACGCTGATGCTGCCGGTCGCGCGGATCATCCGCGCTGCGGAGCGTCGCAAGAAGGCGGCCCGGAAGTGACGACGGCGACCCCGACTCAGACGCGGCACCCGCGGCGTGCGGCGGCGCGCACGATCGTCCAGACGGCGATCTCGATCGTCCTCGTCCTGGGGATCGTGTGGCCATCGGTCGACGGCATCGCCCGGGACGAGCTCGCCCAGCACGCGACCCTGCCCGCGTGGCTCGACGCGACCCTCGTCGCGGTCGGCGCGGCGATCGCGGTCACGGCCGGGATCCTGTCCCGGGTGATGGCCATCCCCCAGGTCGACCACGCACTCCGCAGGATCGGCCTCTCGGCCGCGCCGCGCCCCGGTAGCCCGTCCGGCGAGGGTCTCGACGTCGACGACCTCCTGTGA